AAGAAAATAATTTTTAATGAGATAAACTCAAAATTACAAGACACGTCCGGTAAAATAAGTTTTACACAATTACAGATGGATGAAGGAACATTGCCGACATTTGACGATGTTCGGGAAAATGAAAAACCAATATCCGGTGAGAGTAGTGCGTCACCAGACGTTATTGAGTCATGGTCTACGGAAGAAGTCAGTGACCAGATATCGAAATCTTGTAAAACGGTGCGTTCAGACGACCCTACAATGACGTGTGTATGCACACACAAAGAAACACGGGACGTCACACGGTGCTAAGATGAGACCCGAAGTAGCAGGATTAACTATATATCTCTATGGAATAGTTAGATATACAAATTTAATTTCTTATATAATATTTCAAAATGGAATTATTTATCATTATTTTTATCCAGAAAATAAATGGATACGCTTAGGTGATACATTGTGTAACGGAATTCTTTTATCACATGTTGTTTATCATGAACCTTTGGCAAGAAAATATGCTCGTTTTGCGATTGTATCCTATTTGTTTAATTTGTTATACAATAATAGTCTAGTTCATGTTTATGGAGTTCAGTTTCCGTTGTTTTTAGGATTAGAACAATATATAAATCATTTCTTAAAAAGAAAAATGACAAATTAAAAAGAAAAATATATATATATTTAAAAAAAAAATGGAACGTTGCTATGGAAAAACAAAATTAGGATTTCGGTGCAGTCGTAATGGTCATTATAAAACATCTTGTTATTATGATGTTTTGGTTCCAGTTTGTAAACAACATCAAAATGAAAATATATTTTACGATTGGTCACAGTTGGATTCAAATAATGAAGTGATACCTGAACTTATTTTTGATTTTCTAACTCTATATTCACGATGTATATTTCGATATAAATTAGATGAAAATTTATCTCTTTTTATTTCATCTAAATTATTTTTAATAAATTATGAAAACAAAAATTTAGATGAACTTTTAGAAATTCTTTTTAAAGAAACTGGAAGTATTTCTGAATGCCCAATTTGCTATGAAAATAAAAAAACAGTTGAATTGAAATGTAATCATGAATTTTGTAAATCGTGTATAACACAATGGATTTTTAACCAAATCAGTTGCCCAGTGTGCCGGGAAGATGTACATCTATGAGAATCTCTTACTAATCCCACCACCTGTTCTACCGAGAACTTTTTTGCGGGGGGGGCTACGACGAGGACGATGACGACGATCTTCATTTATAACAGCTTCATTTAGAAGAAATGTCACCATTGCCGCCGCTTCATTAGCACGGCGTCTTTGGGCGGCGGCCGCTTTCTGGTTGCGGCTTATTTTCTCGGCCAATGCCTTACGTTTACGAGCAGCGGCCGCACGTTTACGGCGGAGTTCCGCGACGGAGGAGGCTTTATTATTTTTATTAGGCATTTTTTTTTTAATATTATTATAATATATTTTTTTCTGTGAAGTGGACGAACATCGGGAGATTTACCGCCAATAAGTATTAAGATTAAGATTTTGCATTTTTCCTCTTTTGAATATATTCTGGTATAGATTTGATGGTATTGGAGTTTTCTTTAATGCGAGTAAAGCACTCGTTTTTTTGTTTCTTCTGTTACGATGTCTTGTTGCATAATTCAAAAGATTCCGAACTATTTGAGTATTTGATTTTCGTTGATAACCCCCTGGGACTCCAAAAGGTAAATTTTGATTGGAACGCGGTACACTCATTGTTGTTATAGGAAATTTTTGTATATTTCTCAATTCATGTAAAATAAAATTTCTTTGGTTATGGGTTATAACTCCTCGAGCTACACCCTGACCTACATAGTAGCGCATTGAATTTTGTGTTACTGGGCGTGGAAAATGATTTGTTAAAAATTGATGTATTGCTGCTTTGTTCATTTTTATAATATATATATATATAAAAAATAAGTGAGTCCAGTTCTACTTAAATTTCATTAAAGAAATAAATAAATATATATATAATGGTTTCTTTAACCAAACTCCAAAAAAATTTCCCCAAACATTATCTGGTTAATCGTTATATACAACAATTGGAATCAAGTTGGACCAACGGACGATATTTTCTCGGTGGTCAAATTCCGTTATTTCCGGATGAAACTATTCTTGAAGAAACTATAGCGATAGTTGAAGCCAAGAATAATGATACTTCTTCTATAGTTAATTCATGGGAATATGCTTCCGTCGAGAGAGCTCGTCATGATATTGAAGAATTTAAGATTTTATTTAATTTATATAAAAAAAGGCAACGTTTGAATGGGCTATTTAGGGCTATTGTTTTTTGGATATCTCCTGCACGTAAACGCGCAACTGAAAAAGTTTTTCATCCGTCAAATTTGAAAGTGATTACAGATGTAAAAACTGGAGAATATACTATGACTTTTATTTAAAAAATAATTTTTTTTTATTATCTATAATATATTCAATTATATTATTTTTGATACACCAACGAATAAAATTAAGTTGCGCGACTGTCGTTCGAACTTCGGAGTCGGAATTCGGGATTTTATACTCAAATTTTTCCGTCCGGCAAAATGGATCAAATAGTTTTTTGCTATATCCATCTAGACTTGATTTATATGCACAATGTACTGTAAACATTTTCCCATCTTTTGTATTATATGTCAAGTTATTCCCTTTGGAGTAGTTTGTAATGAACCATTCTAAATTTCGCAAAGAAATTCCGTTTCTTTTTTCTAGAATATCCCTCAAATTTTCGGAATTTTCTCTTTCCAAATAGAATTGTTTAATTGAACCTAATAATAGATCTGAGCGACTCATATTAATTATTAAAATTTACAATTCTATAAGTAAATTTTTTTCTTTTTTCGTTGAAGAACATGCTGGACAATTTGGATCAAAAATTGGAGGAATTGGGTGATTATGACTTACAAAATCTTGCATCTCGATTTCTTCTTTTTCTCTTTTTTTTGAAAATTGATTCTGATGTCTTTTACAATAACCTCTGTTAACCGCTTTGCATTTACAACGACCACCTGTTTTCGTGACACCCGAACACTGTCCTGGTTTGGTACTATTTGAAATCTGTAAACCATCTAAATTTTGTAAATCACGAAGTAAAAGTCTTAATGAAACATCGTACGTTTGTGAAATATATTCTACAAATTTCGTGACTCTTGTGTCTACCTGTTTATTTATTTCCTTTTCTAATTTTTCTTCAATTGTGTCTTGGATTGAAGAAAAAATTATCTCAAAAAACATTTAAATTATTAAATGTTCTATTGTTTAATTTCATATTTCGCCCACATTTCCATAAGATTTCTCGAAGTCGCTGCACCTTTTATTCTTTTGCTACATTGTTTTCGTAAAAGGTCTCCGAACATTGTTTCTTTTGGATTCGGAACAAGTGGTTCCAATAAATCACAAATAGGGGTGACAAATTTATTGGAAAAATAATATTGATAATCCAAACGAATATTTTTATTTTTTACCCAATTTGGATCTTCTGCTTTGTCACATTGTTTTACACTGTCAGCCATAATGAGTACATATTGAACTCGATCACCTGATTGGGGTTCAGAACCCGGTTCTCTTTTTCTGATTTTGTCTCTGACTTTCACATGCGCCAAATTATTGTTAACATATGAATCTGCCAATTTTTGCGAAAGAACCAGTTTTTCCATTGAAACTCGTCCGTCTAAAAGTTCTATTGCTCTTTTTCTGGCACACTCTTTGGCGCTTTCGGGGTTGTTACTCTCCAAAATAATATCCAAAACTTCTTTACAGCATTCTCGAACGTATGGTGTATTGTCTCGTCTCACGACTTGAAGACCTTTTATGTCAATACTATCAAAAATAATTTCACCAACTTTATTTTTTACCCACATTTTTGCGGCGTATCGTTTTTTCGAATACAAAAAGTATGGATAATACACTTTTTCAAGCTCCAAATCATTTGGAGCTTTGAAGAGTTTTGTGCATTCTCTGGAAGCTTTTTCACCCATCTCCCAACTTTTGACAATTGCGTCGTGACCCGTCAGTCCTCCGACATTAAATTCAACCATGACTGAGTCTGTGTCCCCATAGCGAACAATTGATCCAGGGTAATTTGTTTCGACGTAGTTTTTTGTTTCTTCAATCATGCTTCTACCTTTACAAGTCACAGTCGCTGCAATTGCGACACACGGGAGCATTCCTTTTCCCGCACCAGTAAACCCGTATACAGAATTCATAGAAACTTTATAAGCCAATTGTTTTCCGTTGTATACATTCTTCATCATTCCAGTTGTCGCCGCCGCCATATCTTTCTTGGCTTGCTTTCGGAATTTTTTCAGCTTTTCCAAAATTACAGGCAATAAACTTTGGACATTTTGGGCAAACTTGTAAGTCCTGTCTCCGACTTTGAAACTTTCATACTCAACTCCTGGGATATTGTCATATTTCGGATCCATTACCAGTGTCGAATAACATAAATTATGAGCCATCATAATTGACGGATACAGACTGGCGAAATCTAAACCCGTAATTGGTACATAATAAGCACCAATCTGCGCTTTCAAAACGGTCGCACCTTCGTATGCTTCCGGTTGAATAGAACCATACCGAATCGTTGGAATCATATATCCCAATTCACGAGCCTCCATCGCCATTTGACTGAAAACCTTAATCTGTTGCCCACGTTCAGACAAATAATTGATGGGAACCCAAGTAGCTTTTGCCATCTCGATCAGATTCAAAAAATTACACAACTTATCCATCAAGTCATGGGGTAGAATCGTGTCTTTGATGCAGTATTCAGCAACTTCCCTCAGTTTTATCGGATCTTCTTCTCGAAATCGGGCAAACATTTCTTTAGGAGACATGTCGATTTTCTGATCACCCAGAAATGTTTGCGAAACAAAATTCAAACTGTAAGAATCCAAGTTATGCTGACGTTTGATTTCCTGAAACAAGTCAAAAATAAACCTTCCGGGCATTGGTAACAATTTAAACAAATTATCACCCAGGGCGCTCGAAGACAATTTCTTTTCAAGTAAAGTTGACATTACATTCTTCAGACGACCCATCTCGTAGAATTTCATCGGACACTTATTCAGCTGTGCCCGCTTGAAAATATAATTCAAATCAAAACCAAAAATATTCCAGCCGGTCATTACATCAATATCATGGTTTTGAATGTACTCAGTAAAACCAACCAAGAGTTCCCGCTCGGTTTTGAAATTTACTATATTACAACCTTTGAGATTGGTATCGGTTTGTTTATAACACAAACAGGTATTGTCGAAAAAATCATTTTCACCATATCTTTTCAGGGTGAACGCAATTTGGAAACAGGCGTCTCCTTCAACCATAGGGTTAGGAAATTTACCGGTTGAACTATTTGTCTCAATATCAAAAGAAGCTACAATAAATGGAGCGATGTCATCTCTGGAAACAGGTTGGAGAGTCTTCCACTCTTCACAAAATAAATCAATCGTACAATGACTTATATCATCAGCAGGTATACAGTTTGAACCAGTATTTATCCACCCAGTAGACTGAATACCAGTCCTATGCATGAATCGAAGAACAGGTTCCAAATTTGATTCATACACTTTTGGTAATTGATTTCTCAACAGACCATCGCATTTACGCATGTTTTCTAGTGTTTTGAAAATTAATTTCAAAAAAATAAATTGTTCGTTATTTTGAAAACCCCATAGATCTTTCGATTTCACAAACTCCATTTTTTTTATATATTCTTTACACACACCAAACATTTTGGTCATATAAACTTTTGGTTCAGTTTTCTTAGGAATTTTTATAAAAAAATACGGATTAAAAATTGTCGAAACACACACAGACTCACCGATTTCAGTCCGCCCGAAAATACTGATTGTGTATTCATCCTCATCTCGAGCTTCCCAGGAAAGAGCTTGAAAAATAGTCATCTTAAATATTAAAAGGAGCGTATTTTTTAATATTATTTATTTGTTAATATTAAATAAAATAAAAAAAAAATGTCAGGTGCACTCATTGATCTCGTAGCTAAAGGTGTTCAGGATGCCTTCTTAACCGGTCAACCCGAAGTCTCGTTTTTTAGACAGAACTACAAACGCCACACAAACTTTGCCATGAAAACAGTTATGTTGGATCCTATGGGGGGTAGTAGTAGTACAGACCAAACCATCAAAATTCCATCAAAAGGTGATCTTTTGAACTATGTATGGATCGATTTAGGTGATACAGCAACAGCCAGCGGCGTCGCCATTGACGCCGATGGAACTAGTCCCGCAGTTTTCGAACTCTGGATTGGTGGACAGATTATTGACCGCCAGGACGCATTCTATATGGTCCAACTTTGGCAAAAATTTTTAATTGACTCAGGTGCCAAAGCGATGGCTACACTAGATGATCCAGATGATGCCACTATCAGAACGGAAGTTTTAGCTGCTAAATGGATACCACTTCACTTCTTCTTCTGTGACAACTACAGTCTGCCATTGTTGTGTCTACAATACAACGAAGTAGAAATCAAAATAAAATATGCAGCGACTAACAATATTACAGATTTCAAATATTACGCCAGTTATACAGTTTTAGATACGGACGAACGTGATTGGTTTGTGAATACCCCACACGAAATGCTCATTGAACAAGTACAAAAATTGGATTCAGAAGGTTCTGGATTAGTGAAACGTTTTGACTTGAATTTACTTAATCATCCAGTTAAATGTTTATTATGGGGTGATCCAACAGGTAACACCTTAACTACATCAGATGTCCAGCTTTATTTGAATGGCACTGAACTCTTCGGAACACCTCTACCAGATAAGTTTTTCACACAAGTTCAAGGGTACTACCACTCGGAATACGCGTCAGAATTACTTAAAGGTGCATCTTCTTCGGGTGGTTCTGGTCTTAAGATGTACTCGTTTGCAATGAAAGCCAATAAACACCAACCGTCTGGCACCTGTAATTTCAGCAGATTAGATAATGCTCATATACAGATGACTTCGAATGATAATACTAAACCTGCCAATATGTATGCTGTGAATTTCAATATTTTGC